CCTGCACTTCTTCCTGCATCCCGTTTTCCTTGAGATACTTTTCAGCCTCTCTGACCGCCTGCTCCCTCTCCCTCAGAATTTCTTCGTCTGTCTTGCCCTTCATTGGCTGAGAAATAAATAATTTTTTCATGGTATTTCATCCTTCCTTATAATTTCTCTGCGATTCCAACTCTCCCTATCATTTCTTCGTCAGCACCGCCACATTCCCCTTACTGGTAACGTCATACCCGATAGCCTCTGCCACATCCCGAATTTTGATATAGTTAATGCCATTCTTCAGGATCCGTTCCACCGTATGCTCCTTACCGTTGATAATCATTTTGCATTTTTCTACCACTTCATCATCCCCCATTTCGTATTTGAAAACATCCTCGACCAACAGCCAATGCGTGAATTTATTGCACCGCAGGGGAACTTCACGCACGCCGTAGGCACTGCCATCAGCCGCCACATAATACGGGTGTCCATTTCGCATCCCGGTGTATACCCCGATATGCCCCTGCATCCAGACCAACGCCCCAATGGGTGCCTTTTCGATGGTGGAAATAGGGTTGATTTTGGTTGCCCTCGCTCGCCACTGTCCCGAACCCAGTGTAACACCGCACGCCCACGAAATCAGACCACTGCAATCCACGCAGACCTTCCCGATTTTATCCCTGTCGCTCAGCCAGACCATTTTCCCGTAGGTGTTTTTCAGAAATTTATAGTTCTGCTCCGTCATAACCTTGCCCTTCATGCCGTAAACATACGGTGTGCCGATTTTGGAACGGCAGAAGGCTACCAATTCTTTTCCTGTCATTTTTTTCGCCATGTAATCACCCCTTCACAATTTCCTTGACCGCCTTATTTTCCTTCAGCATTTTTCGCATTTCCTCCAGTGCCTCATCCACCCACAGGGAGAAGGTATCGAAGGATACCGCCATAGCCAATGCAGGAAATCGCTGGATAAATAAATCGTAGGTCTGCCGCAGCTTCAGCTTGCCTGTGCCGCTCCCCAGTTCCGCCTCTGCCTGCGTGACCGCCCACAACAGCCACTCCTTGACTTTTTCCCTCTGCTCGGATGTTGGCATTTTCAGAAACCGCCCGATGAATACACCGACCATCCCTGTGACTGCCATCAGCGCAACTACCAAATACCAGTTTTCCATCAAAAACATTATTCTTTCCTCCTTCTTTTATATAAAAAAGCGCCCGATTTCTCGAACGCTCTTTCTGCTTATATACTTATCTTTGATACTTCATACACCCTTCTGTTTTCATAACTTTATAAATCGACTTTAATAATTCCTGCTGTCCAAAGGCACTCAGCCTTTTAATCGTATCAATAACATAAAGCATTACTGTTGGTTCAAATACTTCTGGGCTAAACACAGGTTCTTCTCTTTTTGGCTCAAGCTTTACTTTAAAATAATTATTGACCAATTCTCTTTGTACCGACCAAGCTAAATCGTCCGTAAAGGATTTGACCAGCATAAGGTAGCCCGTTTCTGTTAAAAAAGTTGTTCCTCTAACATTGACACTCTCAATTCCCGATGGGCGAATTTCGCCCATCTTAGCATTTTCAAGGGTTTGCGGGGTTACAACGAAGTAATCCTCTCCCTCTATAAAATGTTTTTTGTTATCCCTAAAACGGTATCTCGCCGTTCCGTCTGCTCTGCCATGTACCAAATCAATATCTTTGAATGTTACAACTCTCCGCCCATTGTATTCCTTTGGGTTTATAATAAAATGATTTACACTTACCAATTTCGCCATAATAAAAACCTCCCTTTAAACCATCTTGCTTACCAAAATTACCAGTGCCAAAACCAAGCCCATCAAAAAGATAAAATGTACCATTAACTTAAAAATATCTTTTTTCATATTGCACCGTTGGAGTTTTTCATGTATTATTACTGATAGAAGGTTGGGGCTTTCGCCCCTCCCTCTATGTAATGAGTTTGATTAGGATTAAAACCCATCCTACCAATGAGATTATCCTAATCATGAGCTTTTCAAGTTGTTCCACCAGCTTGATTAGCTCTTTTATTTTGTCCTCCAACGTGTCACCTCCTTTCTGATACTATAATATCATACTTGCACAAGTATGTAAATCGACAACTTAAATAAATTATACTTGCGCAAGTATATCATTATTTGTACGAATTGCATACTTGTGTAAGTATTTCATAATACGATATAATAGTATTAAGGAGGTATGCAAAATGGGTAAAACATCAAGCGCGGTAAAAAACAAGTACAATGCCAAAGCCTATGACCGCATCAATTTAACAATGCCGAAAGGCAAAAAGGAAGTTATTCAAAATCACGCTGAAGAGCGCGGAGAAAGCACCAATGCTTTTATCAATCGTGCTATCAACGAAACCATGCAACGTGATTCTGAATCTGATTCTTAAGACCGCCCCTCGCGGTCTTTTTTCATTCCCCCTCCTCTACACCTTCCTTCCCCTTCTGATACTGCGTCCCGAAGTAGAACGCCACTACCACAGAGAAAATCGTCAAAAACTGTTCTCCGCTGATACGCCCCACCACTGCCAGATAAGAAAAAACCACCGTAAGCATAATCGTTACGATGGATTTCACTGTCAGCAGATTTTGAACTGTGATTTTTGCCGCTTCATTCATTTTCATTTTCTCTCAATTCCTCCTTGTACTCCCATTCCGCTTGCTTTTCGGTCATTTTTCTTTTCCTGCGTTCCGCCTGCTCTACGCCCTTATCGTACAGCTTCATCAGCCCACAAATGCCTAATTCTGTCCCAAATACACGATGCGTACTGTCAACCACAGCACTCACATCATGGTCAAATGCACCTAATACCATGCCCGCAATCGTGATTCCTGCGCAGAATACCAACGAATAAATCACAATGCTGGACATGGTATCATCATTTATCTTTGGTGGAAAACGAATCCGTCTGCGTTTTTTCATTAAAAACCGCCACCATTCAGCAGAAACCCGATAGCCGCACCGACAACCACAGCGATAGCCTTATCAATCAGCCCATCCCAACGCTTTGCCGGCTTAGAGACCAGCTGCTTCACATCATCCTTGATTTCTCCGACATCTGTTTTGATATGCTCCTGCTCGTTCTGCAGAACCGAAAACGCCTTCGTCAATCCGTCAAGGTTGTCCTGCCGCTTCTCCATGCGGTCAATCCTCTTGTGTGCGGATTTCGTGCTGTCCAGTGCCTCCTGCACCATTTTTTCAATATTCTCCATGTCTTTCCCTCCCCTCATTTTTCAGAATATCCAAAACGTGTCTAAAGCATTTATTCTGCAAGCGAAATACACTTGCCCGGCTTAGATACATCCTGCTCTGAATTCCAGTTATACTGATTTTTTCCTGAAACCGCAGTCTCAAAAATGTTTCCTCTTCCGCGTCCAATCCTGACACAATGGAATCAATTTCAAGTGCCAGATGCATCCGCTTCTCCGCTTCCTTCACTAATGAATCAGTCCGCTCCTGTATTTCCTGCAACAGGACTTCTTTCTGCAATGGGCTGATGTCATTTTCCTTCAGCCCATCTATTGATTTTTTCATCCTTTCTATTTCATTTCTCAAGACTTCAAGTACTTGCGCCGTTTCTCCCCATCTACGCAAATCTGCCCTCAGTTCTGTGACTTCCTGTGTACAGTTTTTTTTGATATGTACTTCCTTCAAACAGATTGGCGTATTATGCACCATTTCGTGTAAACTCTGTATCATGGTCCACCTCCTGTTATTTCATTTCAGGTAGTGCAACCGTCCTCAACTCTCTATGCGTATATCCCGATGCCTTCAACTGCCCATGTGTATATCTCTGCAAGTCCTTCATTATGTTATACTTAAACACAATCTCGAAATCCAAATGGGCAGGCTTGATTTCTTTAATCGTGTTTCGCAAATCCTCGATGTTCGGCGGAATACCAATGATAGAAGCCATCATCACAACGAATTTATGCTGTGCATTATGCTCGATCACATTAACCCCACCATTTACATACGCCTCTGATGTATTTTTAATCATGGCTACCGTCGTTGTGCCTGCCCCGCGGATTTTGGCACGCACAACACTCCGCCGAACCTCATAGCCTTTGCTCTCGTCATTCTCTATCCCGTACATCTGCTCCCAGAAATCCAGACCCCATGTGGCTGTACTCAAAAATAACTGCTTTTCAAAATCCTCTGTGTCTTCCTGCGCCTTTCTCCACATTTTTTCCAAAGCCTCCAGAAGCTCAAGCGTTGATCCGCTTTTCGTGTAATCATTCGGAAGATATTCTATCAGCTTCATCCGGCAACCACCCCTCCGATTGTGATACTCCCAAGCACCTGTATCTGCTTTTCACTGATGGGTATATTCTTCTGCGCACCATTGAGCAGAAAACTTTTCACCGCTACTACACCGGGAATATCATAGAACATGGAAAGGCACTTGTAATAGTCCACATTAGAAAGCACAAACACACTATTTTTGATATAGTTT